TGTTGCTTCTGTTGTTGAAAGGCTTGCAAGGGCTTTTTTGGACGATGGAAAACTCACAATATCAGAAATAAATGAAGCGTTCAAAACGGTAGATAAAAAGGCTAATTAGTCATTATTGAGCCTACTTGACGGCCCCTTCAGGGAATGGTATACTTAACTATACCTACCTGGAGGGGCTTTTCGCATGACCTGTATTGCTGTATTAAAACACGAAGGTAAAGTTTACATGGCTGGAGATCGTGGTGCATCTGATGATGGAACGATCCTTGCTCTTGAAGCACCCAAGGTTTGGAAGATAGGTCCATACCTTATTGGATATGCAGGGGCATTAGACGGAGAAAGAATTCGTTATAATTTTAAGCCAACCGCACCAAACATTAAAGATACAGATAAATTTATGCAGACTAAATTTATTAAAGAACTGAGAGAATTTTATAATGAGTTCTGGGTTGATACATCTAAAGATGGAGATCTTGGTTTAATTATTGCCATTCGTGGAGAGGTATATGAGCATAGTGCTGTAGATATGTCTTTATCTAAATATACACTTCCATACATGGCAATGGGCTCTGGTGCAGAGTATGCATATGGTGTTTTGTATGCAACAGACAAACAAAAAAATGCAAGAAACAGAGTTCTACAAGCAGTAAATGCAGCAATAAAATTTAGTCCATCTTGCCTTGGTCCAGTTGACATTGTCACTGCCTAAAGGTATAATTGATATATGATCGAAGAAGAAGACTTGGATGAGTTCGGTATCTGGCTTTCAAACGGTATTGAGCGAGGCTGGATAACAGAACCATTTTGCAATACTCATGATGGTGATCCATACATGACAGAAGAAGAGCAAGAAGAGTGGGAAGCAGGAGGCGACCCATGTCAATTAGTTGTAAAAATAAAAGAATAAAACAAACTACAAACAAAGGATAAAAATGAAAAAGACGCTACTAGCAATACTATCAGCACTACTTGTAATTACTACAGTTCATCCTGTTCAGGCAAATGATGAAAAGGTTTTAGCAATTATTGATACTGCTATAAACTCTAACAATTTCCCTCAAATTATTCATGAGGTATGCTTTACTACAGTAAAGTCAAATATTAAATCTCAAAATATGTCATGTCCAAATGGTGAACTATTTATGGAGGGCAAAGGCGCAGCGTCTGCCCCATGGCCAACATCAGTAAATAATGCTACATATCATGGAGACGCAATGGTAAAATCTGCCTTAACTGTTAATACAAATCTAAAGATTGTTTTTATTAGATTTAATGATGTAACCTCTATTGGAAATTCAAGGGGAGATGCAAAGGCATTGGCTTTAGCATTTGACTGGGTATCAAAGAATGCGTCTAAATATAGCATTGATGCTCTTTCAGTCAGTCAATCTTCAGTAAGTGCAGGAAATCTTTCATTATGCAAAAATGATACGGTTACTATTAATGCAGTGGCATCTTTGACTGCAAACAATATTCCAGTTTTTGCTGCTACAGGAAATGATCGACGCAGAGATGTTGTAGGTTTCCCATCATGCGTAGAAGGGGTTATTGGTGTTGGAGCACTTGGTAATGCAACACAACTTGAAGCAGCAACAAACACAGGCCCTGGACTTGATATGGTTTCTTCTGGAGCAGTGAGAATTACTAAGTATAACGGAGCACCAACATCGACTGCTGGAAGTTCTGTTGCAACTGCTGTTTCTGCAGCATCTTATGTAAATAGAAATACATTTAAAACTTTTGGTGAGTATCTATCATCTCTGCCAAAAATTTTGATTAATAATATTTCTTATATTCGTAATTAATATAATGTCCTGGGTACGACTTTAAACTGCCCTTTATTGCTCCATAACTCAGATGGTAGAGTGCCGAACTGTTAATTCGGATGTCCCTGGATCGAGACCAGGTGGGGCAGCGTGATATAATTATATTGTCATACTAACAAGGAGGAATATTATGGCAGCAAAACAAGGTTCAGTACAAGCAATTATTGATGTTGCAAAAAAAGAAATTGGAACTATTGAAGGTCCAAAAGATAATGAAACAAAATATGGAAAGTGGACTGGAGCAAACTTTTTACCGTGGTGTCAGTCATTTGTCTCATGGTGTGCATACACTTCAGGATTAGATGCAAAAAAGTATCCTAAAACTGCAGCAACAGTCGCAGCGTCAGATTGGTTTAAGAAAAATAGTCGTTGGGCAGATGCTCGTAATGATGATCCTACTCCAGGAGATTGGATTTATTTTGATTTTCCAGATGATGGAGTAAATAGAATTTCACATGTTGGTCTCTGTATTAAGAACAATGGAGACGGAACTATTCAGGTAATAGAAGGAAATACTTCTGGCACTGCAAAAGGTGATCAACGTAACGGCGGTATGTGTGTTGAAAAAACTCGTGCATATGTTAAAAATAACAAAAAGAAATTAGTAAATGCAGTAGTTGGATGGGGTCGTCCAGTTTATGTTGGAGAAGAAGATCTTCCACTACTTAGTAAGGTAGGATCATCTGATACAGCGCCAACAAGAGGTGGCGGTAGCGGAATAGATCAGGTTGCTCTGTAATGGAGTCAAGAAAAAGAAGTTCACTAAAAGCAGTATGTTACACAATATATCATGTAACTGTTGCTACTTTAATTTTTTCTGGTGTAATATATGTTGCTACTGGAAAATGGGAATATGAATATTTACAACCTATAGGTATAGGTTTTATATCCTATCTTATTTGGGAAATTTTTGGCTATTATATTTTTGAAAGAATATGGCCTAAAACATTTAGGAGGGTAAGATAATGCGTATTAAAATTATTAAGTTTGTAGTTAAACTACTTGGTTATGAGTGGTCTGGAGATGAACTTAAACTGCCAGTTTGGCAGGTAAAAGCAAAGAAAAAGAAGTAATGCCGTCATACGAATATGATTGTATGTCTTGTGCAATAAGATATACAATGACTAGATCTATGTCTGATACTGATCCAGGGTACAAATGCGATACTTGCAATAATGCCCTGGTTCGTGTATACTCTAGTATAGGAGTTACATTCAATGGCTCTGGATTTTATAAAACTGACAATCGGAAGGTATAATATGTTTACAATGCTAAAGGAAGAAACAAAGCAAGAGTGGCAATTATCTCCTGTTGATAGGTGCGATAGATGTAGTTCAGAAGCGCTTGTCAAAGTAACTGGATTAAATGGAGATTTGTTATTTTGTGGGCACCACTACAATAAAATCATGGACAATGCTGTTGGATATGACAAGATGATGAAATTTGCAATTACAATTGTTGATGAAAGAGAAAAATTAACTGAAAATAGATCAAAGGGGAAAGATTACTAATGTATGAATATTATGTAAGAAAAGTAGAGGGCGTAGTAGATGGAGATACCATTGACGTTCTTATTGATTTAGGGTTTGACATTTTATTTGCATCTCGTGTAAGACTTGCTGGTATTGATACCCCAGAATCTCGCACGAAAGATCTTAAAGAAAAAGCCCTCGGCCTAGAATCCAAAGAGTATCTTAAAAAGTTTTTAAAGGATGCAAAATCAATAGTAATCAAAACAGAAAAAATGGATTCATCTGAAAAGTATGGCCGTATTCTAGGCTGGCTATATGTTAATGATGATACGGTTTCAGTTAATGATCACATGATAAATGATGGCTACGCATGGGGTTATCTTGGAGATACCAAGGTAAAAGATTTTGAAGCCTTGGCTAAGGCTAGAAAAAAATCTGGAAAATAAATTTAGAAAAATAAAATGAAAAGAACTATTCTAGAAAAAAACATTTTTTATTATGAAAATGTAATAGAAAATCCTGACATATTGCTTAATAAAATTGAAGAAACTGATCATTTATTAACAGAACAAACAGGAATTTCTAAATGGATGGATTGGACTGCATATCAGTCTGACTATTCATTTGGAAAACAGAAAATGATTAGAGAGCATTTTTTTAATATAAATCATGAAGCATATCATGAGTGTAGAAATATTGAAAAACAGTTAAAAGAAGGAATAGTTGCCGTTTCAAAAGACTATGAATCTATGCATCCAGGACTTGATATTGGAATGTTATGCCCTATGTCTATAAGTAAATATTTTGTGGGAAGTCAAATGGGAAAACATACCGATACGCACGACGATGATCAGGGTAAAACTATATCCGTTGTTCTTTATTTAAATCAAGACTACACTGGCGGAGAAATAGAATTTGAAGATCAAAAGATAATTGTAAAACCAACTGCTGGAAGTATTGTAGTTTTCCCATCAAGAAAGCCATACTTTCATGCATCTAAACCAGTCCTTTCTGGACAAAAATATATTGTTCCAGGATTTTGGGAAAATCGAGTTAATTTACAGATTGGATGGCAAGATGAAGGACAATAAAATATTTGATAAATTAGTTTTAACTGGTGCTTTAAGGTTTGTTGGTAAAGACTCAGAAACAGGTGAAAATATGTATGTAAAAACAGAAATGTTAAAAGACATAGATCCAAAACTCGATGTCGCATTAAGCACATATTTTTCAGAAATGGCTATGAGGTTGTGGGAAAAAGGTTTTATAGATATGGATGTGACAGAGGCAAACCCCATAGTAAAACTTAATGAAAAATCTCTTGATATTGAGCAGGTTAAATCTTTGGATGCAAACGAAAGATCTGCCCTTAAACAATTAATCAAAATTCTTTTTAATAAATAATGATAGAATAAGTTTAGGGGGCACCAATGAACGATTTTTTTGGAGCAGTCTTATTGACAACGGTTATGCTGCTGCCTATATCCTTGTATTTTTTTAGGGTACAAAAAAAAACAGTTCAAAGACAAATTGTAAGCCAGGCCATGCTACACCACAGGTATGCTGGTGCTAAAAAATATAAAAGAAAGTTTAAGACAAAGACTCAATCTGCAAAACATCAAGAGGATTCTACAACAAAAGTTATTGTTGTGGACGATGAGGCATACTGGATTAAAAATAACACATTTTATAAAGCCCCCCTTGTTAATCAAAAAATTGACAAAGATTCTGCAGAAAAAGTTGACACAACCAACATGGATAAGGTACAATTAGATAAGATGTTGTTCATAGTAGACAAACTAACAGAAGGGACAAGTGATGATAGTAAATCTTTCTGAAAGAGGAATGAAGTCTAGAGGAAGATCTATAAAACTATTTAGGGTAACTCCTCAATGGCTTGAAGAAAATATTAATAGTTTTGATCATTTTGCTTTTGTTTCTAATCCAAAAGAAAGAGTATCAAACTTAGTTGGTCTGTCAAAATCAAAAAATATTAGCACAAACATATACAACTTCTAAGGAGTATAAAATGAAAACAGTAAATTCTCTTGAACAAATGGAGACAATCATTTCCAAGAACAAAAATTTGTCTTGGGATGGGTGGAATGTTGTTGAAATGATAAAGTCAGATAAGGCTTTAACATCAAAGTACGGAGCAAGAAAAGATGGCGCTTGGTACTTGAAAAAAGTTTTTGTCGTTTCTAGAAATGGATGGGAAATACCTGACAAGTATGTAGCATAAAAATGAATAAGTATGAGTGGAAAGACAATGCTTCATGCCTAAATTATGACACAAATGTTTTTTTTGATAAATATGAAGAGGACGAACTTCTAAGGCCTGCTGTAGACCTATTATGTTCTAAGTGTCCAGTTAGAAAAGAATGTTTCTCTGTTGGAATTTCTGGTAAAGAATGGGGAGTTTGGGGTGGGGTATACTTAGAGGGTGGAGAAATATCGAAAGAATTTTCTAGCCACAAAACAAAGGGTGACTGGGGAACAACATGGCAGTCTCTTACAATGGAGTAGTATGTATACAGACGCAATGAAAAGAGCATTTCGATCAATTTCTTGTCCTAAAAATTTTTCTTTACAAATTATAGACAATGATCATTTTTTAACAGTCAAGGCTAGAGAAAAAGATTTTATGTCTTTAGAAACTGTAGAGATGAAAAGAGAGGCCATAGAGTATATGATTCGTGTCAAAAAGGCTTTAGAGGATAACGGCGCTATAGTTCTTTTGGTTAGAGAAGGAGGAAAAGAGTTATGATAGAATCAATTCTTATTTTTATATTGTCTTTTCTTACACCTTTGTTTTTATTTCTTTATTTGAAAGAAAGAAGAAATAGCAATGCCATTCTTGCTAATACTGTAAAACTTTTAATACATCAGGAACAACAGTTTGAGGCAAAAAAAACAGACAAAGAAAAGGCAAATGAGGATTTTTTAAAATTTGTTTCAGATTCTCGTGATTTAGCATACAAATACATCGAGTCTGTTCAGGCTGGGCTAAATAAATTTGTTGAAGAAGTAGAGCCACAATTAGATTATTATGATAGGTATGGACCTGCTGTAGAAGGAATGGTAGCACCACACGATCTTGCTTTAAAAAAAATATCTTCAGAGTTTAAGGAATTAAAAAAATTTTTACCAGAAAATAATGAGATATAAAAATGAAAGAAATATTGCTATCACTATCAGTAGGACTTACTTTAGGACTAATTATCCTATCAATAAGCGCAATATCCCCAGTTAAGATTCCAATCCCAGCCCCTCCAGTATTCGCTGGCGTTGCTGGTATAATTGGATTATGGCTTGCTCAACCAGTTTGGGTAGCCATAGCGAAGTTCATATCCTAGGAGGAATAAAATGAATGAACAAATTAAGGCAGCACTAGCGTCTTATGGACGATCAGTACTTGGAGCAGCAACAGCAATGTATGCTTCTGGCGTAACAGATCCGAAGACACTAGCATACTCACTACTTGGCGCACTTGTGCCAGTTGTATTGAGAGCAGCAAATCCAAATGACACAGCGTTTGGTCGCCTACCATCTGTAGAAGATGTAGACGCTGCAGTTAAGTCTGCAAAGATTGTAAAGAAGCCTGCAAATAAGACTTCAGTAAAGAAGGCTCCAGCAAAGAAGAAATCTTCTGGTGGCGGAACTCCAGCAGATCATTTATAAATTAAAATCATAATGGGGTATTGGAAATAATTCCGTACCCCATTACGCTTAATATGCTGTATAATATAATTAATTATGAAAAAAATAGCAATACTTTATATGTTTCAACAATTTAAAAAAATATTTAAGAAAAAGAAAAAAACAAAAGGATTCATATATTAATGAAGGTAATAAACAATGATCATTCTTGGAATTAATGAAACATCTCATGATGCATCAGTATCTTTAATAAAAGATGGAGATATACTTTTTGCTGCCCACGCTGAAAGGTATAGCAAGAAGAAAAATGATTGGTACAATAATGAAAACATATATAAAGATATGTTTAATTATGGAACACCAACACATATAGCATATTACGAACAGCCTCAATTAAAAAGATCTCGCATATTTTTAAGAGGAGGGGCTGCAGACTGGAAGCCAAATATTCCAATTGATCTACCAGTTAAACACTTTAATCATCATTACTCCCACGCATGTGCTGGATACTATACAAGTAAGTTCAATGATGCAGTTATAGTTGTACTAGACGCAATTGGAGAGTATAACACCTCAAGCATTTGGATAGGTGAAGGTTCAAATATAAAATCTGTTCATAAAAAAAATTATCCATTTAGTTTTGGATTATTTTATTCAGCATTCACGCAATTAGTGGGTCTAAAGCCCAATGAAGAAGAATACATATTTATGGGTATGGCTGCATATGGAGATTGGGCAAAATATTTTCTTAAAGTAAATGAATATTTTCCAGATTTACAAAAACAAAAATACAACTTTCATCAAGGAATTTTAGATTGGAATATGCCTATTACTGAGCAAGATAAATTTGATATTGCAGCAGCAGTACAAAAGGTATATGAAAATAGATTAGTAAATTTTATGTCAATGGCACAAAAACTTACAGGAAAGCGCAATCTTGTGTTTATGGGTGGATGTGCCTTAAACTGTTCTGCCAATACCATGCTTTGGAAAATGTTTGATGATGTCTGGATCATGCCTAATCCAGGTGATGCAGGATCATCCCTTGGCGCAGCAGCAGCACTTTATGGAAAACATTTAAATTGGCAAGGCCCATATCTTGGCTATGATTTAGGCGGGGAATATCCAGTAAAAGAAATTATTACTAGTTTGATTAGAGATAAAATTGCAGCAGTAGCAACAGGAAGAGCAGAATATGGTCCAAGGGCCTTGGGCAATAGATCTATTCTTGCTGATCCAAGAGATCCATTTATAAAAGACAAGGTCAATCTTATTAAAAAAAGAGAATTATTTAGACCTTTTGCTCCAGTCGTTATGGAAGAGCATGCTGATAAATGGTTTGATATGAAATTTTCTTCTCCATATATGCAATATGCAGTAAAATGTTTGCAGGCAGATCGCATACCATCTGTGGTTCATAAAGATGGTACATCAAGAGTGCAGACGGTAAATAAAGAACAGCACACAGGACTGTATGAAGTACTATCCAATTGGTATGCCATTACAGGAGTTCCAGTATTATTAAATACAAGTTTAAATATAAAAGGTCAACCATTGCTTAATGATAAAAACGACATAAAAAAATGGCAAAGCATCTACAACAGTAATGTGATACAATAAATAAATGATTGGCGAATATAGTTTTCAAGACAGATTTTTATATAGATCTTTAAAAGAGATGAGTGGTTATGCTATGCCAAACCAAGATGCTGATTCTGTAAAAATAGAATATAATTTAAATTCCTATGGCTATAGATGTGATGAATTTAAAGATCAGGAGATATTAACTTTGGGATGTTCTCAAACAGAAGGACATGGTCTTCCAATAGATCTAACTTGGCCATATCTAATATCAAAAAAAATGAATAAAAACTATATTAATTTAGCAAAAGGTGGAGAGGGGGCACAGTCACAAGTAGTAAAGGCATTTAAATTTTTTGAAGAATTCTATCATCCTAAATATATATTTGCAGCATTTCCAATGGCAAGAATCGATGTCCCCCTAATTGGACTTACTACAAGAAATTCTAATAGGTCGCCTATGGATCCCAGGTTGAAAACGAGATTTCCTGAAGACAATAAGAATGAAGGGAAAATTAAAATAGGTAAAGCAATCCTTAATAATGGATTGCTTGAGAAATATTCTAAAGCGCCATATAAAATAGAAAGTGTTTTACCAGAAGAGTTTGCATTTTTTTATAATATTTTATTTATTAAAATTTTAATTCAGTATTGTGAAGCCAATGACATAAAATTAATATGGACTGACTGTAAAGATATAAAGTTAAATACTTCCTCATTAAAAGAATTTCATAATGGATATTTTGAAAGCCCATACCAAAATCAACCTATAGAAAAAAAATGCCATTCTGAATTTGCAGACAATCCTTTTTTTCATTATGCAGCAGACTACGACTATTGGCCGCCTGGACATTGGAATTTCCACACACAGATACATATGTCAGAGTCAATATACAGTATGATATAATTAATCTGTACCTGCCCAATGGGGGGTATAAATTGAACTCGCTTAACAAGGAGGAAATAATGGTAAGTTCATGGTCATTGGATCTTTTTAAAGATCCATTTTTTATTGGTTTCAACAGAGAGTTGGACCGTCTTTCAAATATCCATCGTGAGGCAACTCGTCAATCTTATCCACCATATGATGTGGTAAAACTTGATGAAGACACTTACAAACTATCTTTAGCCATTGCTGGTTTCAGTAAGAATGAGGTAGAGGTTTCTGTGGATAACGGAAGTTTAATTATCAAGGGTGAGAAAACCGAAGAGGACGTAAATAATGTCCTACATAAGGGTATCGCAACCAGAAAGTTCACACGCACCTTTGCTCTTGGAGAGTATATGGAGGTAGATCGTGCTGAAATGGCAGACGGTATTCTTAGCGTCTTTGTGGAAAGAAACATCCCCGAAGAAAAGAAGCCCAAAAATTTTTATTAGAAACAGATTATTAAATATTCCATATTATTTTTTACCATCTATTCGTGCTGCTAAAGATGAAGTAGTTGGCCTTATAGGTGAAAAATATTCTGATAGTGGCATTATGTGTAGAGAACCACTAGAACAAGATATTGTAGAATTTTTAATTAACAAATTTGCTCAAAAAAATAATATAGTAATAAAAGAAATATTAAGAGGAAGGTCTAATTTTACATTTAGATCTATTGATGAAAGACCAATGGAACCTCATGTTGATCTTAAAAGAATAAAAAAGAATTTTAATTTTGTATACTATGCAAATAATTCTGACGGAAACACCAATCTTTATAAAAAAAAATATACTGGAGAAAAAATAGATGGAGACAGTCTAGAATTATTTAAATCTTTTAGTCCAAAAGATGGGTATGCATTATTTTTTGATGGAGATATTTTTCATAATTGGGAGTATCCAAAAAAAAATGATTTCAGACTTTCTGTTGTTATAAATCTGACTTGTGATATTGATGAGTCTGTTATGAATAAAGTAAATTTTTAAACAATAAAACTATCTTGTCCACCATGACAAACTGTATCTTACGGTATCAAAAACCTCATTTACTCCATGTTCATATTCCTTATTTCCAGGATGCATTACTAATGATTTAGCCTTTGGTTTTATTGATAAATTTTTTTGTGGATAAAATATTTCTCCACCGCTATAGTCGTCATTTATATATACAACAAACCCATGTGTAATTATTTTTTCATTTGGATTATATTGTGGATGTTTTGGATGTATCTCGTCTGTATGAACTCCCAGTCCTGGACCAATTCTTCTTGATATGGAGTTTATTGGAAGATATTGAAAATCAACTATTTTATATTCTTGTGAAAATATATCTTTTGATCTATTCTGTATGTTGTCTAATAAATTCCTATAAAAATTATATTTTTCTTTAATGTTATCACTAGTAATCCTAAGTTGATTTCCGTACCATTCTTTTAAACCAGATCCATCGTTTGACCCATCCCATAGTTTAGGGTCAGAGTCTGCCAAATCCATGATATTTTTTACTTCATCATCACTTATAAAGTCATCTATTACAATAATCTCATTATTAAACGGCCTATGTATGTTCATAATACTATTATATCGTACAATAAAATATGGTATACTATTTGTTATGCCGTATCGTATAGGTGCTAAGGGGTCTAATGGTTGTTCTGGATACCCCGCTTTAAAGGACACAGGAGAGGTTATGGGATGCCATGAGACTCGTTCTGAGGCTGCAGCACAGATCTACGCCATAAACCGCTCTGAGGGCAATATAGGCAAGGCAATGGTTAAAGAAGGCGATATGGTAATGGCCCCACATGATGAGGAAATATATGTAGGTCGTGTTGTTCATGTTATGACAGAAGGAATGCTTGGAACTCCAGGATCTGAATATGCTCTTGAAGCAAGCCCAACAGAACCAGCCATACTAATACAACTTTTTGAAATGGAAGAGGGCGGTCTTGAAGAGACTGAATATTTTGTTGGAGCGAAAGCATCAGAGGTAATGGCAATGTCGTCATTAGAATCAAATGTAGGAATGGATAAAGCATACGAAGGATGCGGATGTCCAATGTGTAAAGAATTAAATGTAACATGTGAGCAATGTCCTCAATGTCAGTCTGGAGAAATGAAATCAGATTGCTGTGCTAATGTAAACAAACAAGCACCATGTTGGGATGGATATGTTCAGCGTGGTATGAAGCCAGGTGCAAATGGTAAGCCAGTTCCTAACTGCGTACCTGCTGCAAAGGCAGACGATCTTTGGGAAGATGACGATACAGTTGAGTATGATACAGACTCTGTATCCAAGGCAGAAGGGTATTCTCCACCTGCAGGAGCAAGGGCTGCTGCTCGCAAAGCAATTAAGTTTAAAGAAGATGGTAAGGCAAAAGGTGCAGGAACTTCAGTTGGATGGACTCGTGCAGGGCAGTTAGCAAGAGGAGAAACCTTGTCTCTTAGTACTGTTAAAAGAATGTATTCATACTTCTCACGACATGAAGTAGACAAGAAGGGTAAGGACTGGGGTAACTCAGCAAACCCATCAAACGGATATATCATGTGGTTAGCATGGGGCGGAGACGCAGGATTCTCCTGGTCAAGAGGCATTGTTAATCGTGAAAAAGATAAAGCATTGTTTGCTGATGTTTTTAGTCCTATTCAAAAACAATCAAAAACTCGTGGTAGCGGTAATGGCCTCATCTAAATCATCTGGAAAATATAGATCAAAACATCCATTTAATCCAATACAGATTAAAAATGGAATGGTGGTCCGTCTCAGGAAAGACGGGACTGTTAAAGCAATCCTTGGAAAGTATGGAGAGTACAACAAAAAGGATAATTAATGAAACAGTTAATACATTTTACCGCTGATTGGTGTCTTCCATGCAAAAGAATGAAGCCTGTTATAGATAAGTTTATTGATGAAAATAAGGATATAGAATATATAAAAATTGATGTAGATTCAGATTATAGGACTGCACAACTTTATAATATTCAATCAGTACCTACACTAGTATCAAAAATTGATGGAAAAGTTCATGACCGTGTTTCTGGACTTGTTTCTGAATTTGTAGTAAAATCACTTTTCGGATAATTTTTATTAAATAAATTAATTAATTGTTTTGTATATTTATCATAATCAATTTCAACAATAAGGTTTCCATCAATTAATTTATGAATTTTAATATCTTTCCCTATTTCAAATAATATATTTTTTATTTCATTTTCAATTTTATTCATAGTTATGATCCATAATAATTGTAGCCCTAGGCTCCGTCACTACTGCTTTATGGATAATTCCTCTGGGAGCAAAAACTAAATCTCCAGGTTTTATAATATATGATAAATAATCTTCTGTTTCAAATGAGTCATATATTCTCCATTCTAAAGTACCTTCGCACTGCAAAAGTACTACATCATGATCATCTTTGTGTATACTGTATTCATTGTCTCCAATTGCAAAAGTTACTATTGTTTTTATATTTGGAAAATTATGTCCACAAATATAGGATAGTTCAGAAATAATATTGTTATTTTCAAATAGTAAGTTTAACCTATAATTATCATTTTTATATGAAACAGCATGCATTATTTGTAAATCAAGAGGACTGTATGCTAAAACATCTTTGCTTTCATTAAGTCTGATTAAGTATCTACCGTCAACAAGAGTTGATTCTTTTCCTGAATTGTATTTATAATTTATATTGTTAATTATGTTTGTCCATTTTGGAACATTATTATAAAAATTTTTAATATGAAGTAAGGTGTTTGTTTTTCTACTTTGATTAATATCATTTTTTATTTTTGTTAAATACTCTGTAATCATAATATTATTATACACCAGAGCCTCCTGTAGGATTTGAACCTACGACAACCCGCTTACAAGGCGGGTACTCTACCCCTGAGTTAAGGAGGCAATCCTTCACGCTACTACGACTTTAGCAATAGCATTAATCGTTGCAGCAATTCTTCCAATATCACGAAGTTGTTCGGTTGTATACCCTTCCCTTTTTAAGGTTTCGTAATGAGCCTTAACGCAGAAATGACACTTGCCGATAATTGATGCTACTAATGCATATGCTTCAAACTTATCTTTTGTTGTACCGCCATGAGATGTAATAGCATTCATTCTAAGTTGTGCAGGTAGTCCAGTTAAATTGGGATCATCAGCCATCTCAGTGTATGGATACCAAACATTATTTTGTGCCATCAATGCTGCTGCAGTAAAGGCTGCATTTTTTTCTACCTCATCTGTAACACCAGCAGAAACCATAGCGACAATGTCCTGATTACCTGTTGCAAGGGCTGCTGCAAGTGCATCAAGAATACGCAATGTTTCTTCAGGACTACGACCAACATTTAGATTGTTGACTGTAACATGCTGAATAATATTGTCTGGATCAATAATAAAGGTTGCACGAAGGGCAACTCCGTCTTCATTGAGAACTCCAAGTTGTTCTGCTAAACCAGTGTACCCTTCATCATCTCCATTATATTGCCAATTGCGAACCTGGTCAGCAAAAGACCACGAGTTGGTTTTCTTCAGATCTTCATGGGCATTGCGCCACGCAACCTTACAGAATTCATTATCTGTTGATCCTGTCAGTAATACTGCATCACGATCATTAAAATCATTTACAAGTTTGTCATAAGCAACAATTTCTGTGGGACACACAAAGGTAAAATCTTTAGGGTAATACACAAGAACTTTCCATTTTCCTGGAAACCATTTCTCGTTTAATGTTTCAAAAACATCATCAGCACCATCTAGTCTTCCTGGCTTTACACCAACAATGCGAAACGGATTTAATTTATATCCAATTGTTTTCATTATATCTCTTTCTTTTAT